ATACAAAAAATTCGTTTGTAGAGTTATATACAAAGGTTGACTCTGGCGCTAGTGTCGAAGACATTATTGAGGGTCAGAGAAAAGCGGAGTTAGACTCTCAATTGAATGACAATGATGGTGAGTCGGAAACAGAAGAAGACAATTCTTATGATTCTTAATCTATCAATTCATAGTGTAGTCCAAGGGGGCGCTTCGGCGCCCTCGTTTATACACTTGACAATTAATAATAACCTGATAATATTATAGTATGAATCGAAAAGTATATTTTGTTAGATTAGAAAACAGTAAGTATAAAATTGGTGCAGGTAATCCAGAAGATAGATTAAAACAATATAAAACTTTATATCCTGATGCTATGATTATAGGTAATATAGATTGTCCAAATGATAAAGCAGAAGACATTGAACAAAAAGTTTTTGATGAATTAAAATTGTATCATATTGCAAAAGAATTATTTAATATTCCTGACTCTAAAATTATAGATAAAATTATAAATTTTCATAAGGGTTATCCTATGAAAGAATATGTTTTTAATAATAAAGTTAGAACAAAAGTTAAAACTTTTTTTGATAATTTAAATAAAAGTTATTTTAGACCTAGTTGTGCTTATTACACACATTTACCTGCAATGCCTATGGGTAAAACACAAGGTTCAAAACCAGAAACTTATAGAAGTGTTTATGCAGATGAATATGGGTTACCAGATTTATTGCCAGGAAATAAAGCTTATCACAGTAGAAAATGGGGTAGAACTAGAGTTTATGTTTCACAAAAATTTTGGAATGAAAGAGATATACACAGAGTGAAGGGAGGTAAAATAAATTGAGTATTAAAGTAGAAGTCAGAAATGGTAATTTAGAACAGGCGATGCGTGTACTAAAAAAGAAAGTTTTAAAAGAAGGCATCATTAGAGATTATAGAATGAAGTCAGTTTATGAAAAGCCAAGCGAGATTAAAAGACGTAAGAAAAAAGAAGGTATCGCTAACTTTAGAAAAAAACAAAAGAAGTTAATGGCACAAAGAGGTTTTTAGATTTGATGAATTTACGCCACAATTTGTATTATATATATTATGGTTAGGGCGGTTCGTAAGTCCTTAACGGCGTAAAAAACCCGATAAAATTTATCGGTGTCGCAAGTCGGTGATGTTTGGTAGTTTCACTCCGTGATAAAAGAAACTACCCATAGTGCGACAGAAATGACCACTTGTTATTTTATAAATCGTACTTATATAAATAAATGTGAAGATGCCAAATGGGTCTTCATTATATAAAAAAATAACTTTGCTTAACAAAAGGAGGTTAGATATGACTAACAAAGCATTAAGTATATTCAATCAATTAAGACCAGTAACTATTGGGTTTGATAACGTGTTCGATCACTTTGAAAGAATGATGGACGACCACAATTTCAACGAAATGGTTAGATACAATTACCCACCATATAATATCGTAAAGACAGGTGATTATACCTATGATATTGAACTAGCACTTGCTGGTTTCAATAAAAAAGATATTGATATTACTATGGAAGATGGTATGCTAAACATCAAATCAGTTTTAGAAGCAACAAAAGACAAAGACGAGGATGGAGTAATCCATAAAGGTATCGCTAAAAGATATTTCTCTAAAGCTTTTACAATCGCTGATGATGTTGAAGTTAAAGGCGCAGAACTAAAAGATGGTCTGCTTAAAGTGAGTTTGGAAAGAATCGTTCCAGAACACAAACAACCTAGACAAATAGAGGTAAAATAATATGTTCGGAACCTTTCCTACATACGCTCAAGTAAAAGAATTTTGGAGTGGATATTTTAATAATGTTCAAAAATTCTATAAAGATTGGGCGGAAGATGTACAAGATACATTTAAGAAAAAAGACTAATTAAGTCAACATAGAGGGCGCTCACACTTGACAGAGCGCCCTTTTTGTGTATAATGTAATATGATTAAGGAGTGAAAAAAATGATAAAAGGATTTAAGATACCTACAGTAAATTTTAAGATTAGAGAAGGTGATTCTGTATTAGAAGATGGCTGTAGTTTTGATGAAGGTAAGTGGATAGAAAAATCAACAGACGATTTATTCAAAGGTAAAAGAGTTGTTTTATTTTCTTTACCAGGTGCGTTTACACCTACTTGTACATCAACACAATTACCTGGGTTTGATGATAACTACGAAAAAATTAAAGGTCTAGGAATTGACGAAGTATATTGCTGTTCAGTAAATGATACGTTTGTTATGAACGCTTGGGCAGAGGTATTAAAAGTTAAAAACGTAAAAGTCATACCTGATGGTTCTGGTAACTTTACTAGATTTATGGGTATGTTGATTGGAAAAAATCACAAAGGTTTTGGTAATAGAAGTTGGAGATATATGTGCGTAATTAATGATGGAGTTGTTGAGAAGTGGTGGCAAGAACCAGGTATCAATAATGACGGAACTGACAATGACCCATATGTTGAAACTACACCAGAAAATATGATCAGTTATTTGGAATCAAAATAACATTGACATTTAAACTAAACTATGATAAACTATATTATATTAAATTATGAAGGAGTGAAATATGAACCTATCAAGTGACACATTATCTGTGTTAAAAAACTTTTCTGACATTAATCAAAATTTGTTGATTAAACCAGGAAACAAAGTACAAACTATTTCTACAATGAAAAATATTTTGGCGGAAGCTGAAATATCAGAAAAGTTTGAAAGCGAGTTTGCGATTTACGACTTACCTGAATTTTTAAGATCAGTTGAGTTGTTTGAAAAACCAGAACTAAAATTTAATGGTGGTGGTTATGTTAATATCGCAGAAAACAATCAAGCAATAAAGTATTTCTTTGCGGACAAATCTGTAATTGTATCACCAAGTAAAGGTATATCAATGCCAGATAAACACGTTACATTTACTTTAAAGAAAGATCAGTTTACTAAAATAATGAAAGGTGCGACTACTTTAAATCTACCAGATATTTCTGTTGAAGGTAATGGTAAAAAGATTAATATGATTGCAACTGACAAAAAGAATAAATCATCAAATGAATATTCTATTGATTTAGGTGAAACTGATAAAACCTTTACTGCTTACTTTAGAACAGAAAACTTTAAACAGATTGTTGACGATTATGATGTTGCAATCTCAAAAGCGAAAATCTCTCATTTCGTAAACAGAAACAAAGCAGTACAATATTGGATAGCATTAGAACCTGACAGTGAGTTTTAAATGTCAGAAGTCTATAAGTTAGAAGATGGTACAGAGTACAAATCTGACGACTTTATAAAAGTCGAAACAAGAGAATATCATCAAACCACACATTATCTTAATAGAGAAATTTCTGTAGAGGATATAATAAATGAGTTTGGTGATCTACCTACTTTTGAAAAAGGTTTGTACTTTGATTGGAGTACCTACCACGATGCCAGTGAAGAAGATAAAGAATTGGCAGACAAGGTACAACAATTTGTAGATGAACACGATTATGACCGTGAAGAAGATTGTTGGACAATGAACAAGGGTGGTTATGATGTTGATACTGAAATTGTAAAAGAGTTTACAATGGAATCACCTAAATAATAAATGAAATGAGGATTATATTATGGCAGAGTTTTTGTGGGTTGAAAAGTATCGCCCAAAACGTATTAGTGAGTGTATTCTTACAGAAGAACTTAAAAATACATTTACACAATTCCTAAAACAAAAAGAGATACCGAATCTATTATTATCAGGTAGTGCTGGTACTGGTAAGACAACTGTCGCCAGAGCATTATGTGAAGAATTACATTGTGATTATATTACCATAAATGGTTCAGATGAGGGTAGACAAATTGATACTGTAAGAAGTAAAATTAAGAACTTTGCTTCAACTGTATCTCTTACCGAAGACGCAAATCACAAAGTTATCATCATTGATGAAGCAGATTATATGAACGCTGATAGTGTTCAACCTGCGTTAAGAAATTTCATTGAAACATTTTATAAGAATTGTAGATTTATCTTTACTTGTAATTATAAGAATAAGATTATACCAGCGTTACATAGTCGTTGTACAGTCATAGACTTTAAGATTACAAACGGTCAAGTCAAAAAGACAGCGGCCTCTTTTATGAAACGTATGGAAGAAGTCTTAAAGGGTGAAAATATCGAGTTTGATAAGAAGGTACTAGCAGAACTTATCCAGAAGTATTATCCCGACTTTAGACGAACTATAAACGAGCTACAGCGGTATTCAGTAAGGGGTAAGATAGATAGTGGTATACTTTTCAATCTATCAGAGGCGAATACAAAAGAACTCATCTCAACTCTAAAAGAGAAACGATTTAATGATATGAGAAAATGGGTTGTTCAAAACCTTGACAAAGAACCATCATCACTATTCAAATCTTTATATGAAACTCTATACACGAATTTAGATTCTAAATCAGTACCACAAATGATATTAATTTTGGCTGGATACCAATATAAATCTGCGTTTGTCGCTGATCAGGAAATAAATATGGTTGCATGCCTAACCGAAATAATGGCTGGGTGTAAGTTTAAGTAAGAGGATATAATGGCGAGAAGAACGTTATTTAGAACATTAATAGTAAAATTAAGAATGTTTTGGGCTGATATAAGAGGTCATCACGGTAAAAGATGGGATTATGAACCAGGTGATTGGTATATGGGCAGACACAATAAAAGAAAGTAAACAAGGGCCGCTTTAGCTCAGCTGGTAGAGCAACTGATTTGTAATCAGTAGGTCCGCGGTTCGAATCCGTGAAGCGGCACCACGAGGTATATTATGTATGAATTGAAAGATTATCTAAACGCAATCAACTTCACAAAAGAAAATCTATTAGACACAGACGATTTAACGTGGGAAAAGAAGTATCCTCCCTTTATCATTAATAAGTGTTTATCTATGCATTATGACTGTATTGCTCAGGCAAATGAGATGAATGGGTATCACTTTTTAGACAAACAGGTTCAGTTTCGTTTTTACATAAATAGTATTAGAAAAAGTAAGCGATTTGGTGGGAAGTGGTTATCACAATCCAAATTGAAAAATTTAGAGTATGTAAAAGAGTATTATGGTTATAGTAATGAGAAGGCTAAACAGGCA